AAACGCTATCTCTGTGCGATTACCTTCTTCAACACAATGTGGTCTAAAAAAGTTTCTCATCATCAAAGTCTTTTACTTGATATCCCTTAGCGTCATCGTAATGCACCAAGTCTTTATCTTTTAAAGTTTGCAATCTGCTGTTTATGGTCTTTCTGGGTAAGTCAGAACCATCGTCCTTCTTCAACACGCCAACTAAATTAGCAGCAGTTATCCATACCTCAGTAGGATATTGCCTGTTCTTCTCTAATTGATACGCCTTGATTGCAGCCATAGTTTCATCTAGTACAGCACTAGCTTTAACAGCTTTAGGCACGACATCAGTGGTTACCAAGAATCCTGATGTTAGATCATCAAAACCAAATAGCTCTATCTCTCTAAACTCATAATTCAATGTTTCCATGCCCATACCATCTTTATTTAAAGACTGCTCAAAGCTGACATACATGATGTTATTACTATCGTTTCTTTCTACCTTATATTCATAGTCCAGAGATGCCTGTAATACAGAAGATCCTCTAGCTCTAGCGTTTGTTCCATGACCACTGTGATGCACGATGCATACAGTCATTCCAAATCTGTGTACTAAATTATCCAATCTCCCTATAAATGTAGTCATATCCTCAGTGCTGTTTTCGTTACCTGAACCAAAGTTTCTGTTCAAGGTATCAAAAATGATCATGCCTAGCTTCCCTTCTTGAGCTTCTAACAGCTCTATCTCTTCTACTAATTTATCGTATTCATCATCATCTAGAACCCTAGCCCCACGATTAGATAAAAACAATGGCACGCCATTTAGATCTTCTTTCGCCTGAGAATATGCTGCTAGCCTTCTTTTAACTCCACGCTTGCCTTCACCACACAGGTAAAGAACTGGAGCTCTATGAGCTTCGTAGCCATAAAAATCAGAGCCTTTAGCTATAGCTGCTGCCATAGCAATCGCAATAAATGATTTTCCTGACTTAGGAGCTCCAAAGATAGACATTACGCTTCCACGCTCAACCACTTTCTCTATTAACCAGTCTGGTTTATCCACTTGATCCATGACCAAATCAGCTCTTTCAAAAAACAAAGCTCCTGCTGGTCTATGCATAGGTTTTGATAGAATTTGCTCTACAAGCTCCTCAGAGCTCTTGTATAAGCCTTTTTCCAATGCTTCATATAGGTCATCCTTATCATTAAGCTCTTCGTGTGGCTGTGCTATATGCGTTTTACAGCCATTTTTAGCTAAATACTTGGATAATGAACTAGCAAAATCAAAACCAACAGCATCGTTATCTGGGTAAATATAGACTTCCCTTCCATAGATTTTTGACCAATCCGTTCTATCCCATCCCTTAGCACCGCCATGATGACACGCTACCTGACCATTGTAGATTTGCTCTGCTGCCATCGCAGCTTTCTCTCCTTCTACAATAAGCACTGGTTTAGTGTCATCTCTATCTGGGGTTACATATAAAGGGAGCTTCCCATCTGGTCTTTTTTTCAGCCAGCTACCATTTTGAAGGGAGAATGGAATATATTTTTGGTAGCTATGCTTGTGACCTTCTGGGAAGCGTAAAACAATAAAGTTTTCAGAATATTTGATTTTAACGCTTGCTTCTTTCCAGAGCTGTCTTAACTCTTCAGTAGAAAGCGATGCAGCAGACCGACTTGAGGGGGTAAAAATAGGGTTGCGATCCACTGCATCTTTAAAACCAAACCTTTCTAGTGTTTGGGATATGTCTTGATCAAAGTGTTTGAGCATTTCGCTTACAGCAAAACCTTTATCTAGCTCAAAGCTGTAGAAAACTCCCTTCTCTTTATCTAGCTTCCATGAGCCATGAGTTCCCCATCTAATCTCATTGCTGCGATTAGATTTAGGTTCTCCAAGAAGTTCTAGTCCTACAGCTTCAGCTATAGATGCCCAATCTTGATGATCCATTATTAAAATGGAATTTCGTCTAAAGTTTTCTCAGGGGTAGTTTCTGCTGGTTTTTCAGCAGCATCTTCGTTATCCCATGCAGGAACAACAAATTTCTCTGGTCTATCTTTAAATGCAACAAATTCAAACACTGGTTTTGATGTACCCATCCCAACATCTAAGTCGACAGACTTAATGTATTGAAAGCAAGCTACCTTGCCCTCATTGGCGGTTTTATCTTTCCAGCATTGTCTTAGCATATCCACAAAACCTTGATATTCACCAAAGCTGTGTCTGTTCCACAATAAAGGCTCATTCTCAGTGTCTACAAAAGTCCAAACAGAAAAAGCATTTTTCCATTGCTCATCTGGTTTGACTAATTTAGATCCGACTGGTGTTGCCCATTTGTATTCATAGCCTTGTTGCACGCTATATTTTCCTATACCTGTTTTAACAGTGTCTAGATCAAGCAACATATATTTGAAGTCAATGTTATCTTCACCGCTCCACCATTTATGTTGCTCTTTTGCCTTATGGCATATGTATCTGGATTTACCAGAAGTTGTTTCAAAAATTTCCATATTTAGCTCCTTAACTAAAAATTAATGGTAAGTCTTGTCTGGTGACAAGTTGTATTCACGCTCAAGCCAATCTAAATTGTTTGCCTTGAACTCTTGATAAGTGCCAGCACCAGTAATGCCAAACACTTCGCAAGCCAGTAAATAACGCTGATATCTCTCCTCACAAAAAATTTCAAATTCCTGATCTTCATACATATACATGTTCTAATATTACATCAAGATCATTAAGAAAGTGATCAAAAGTACCCAACATGATACTTTGATTTCTTTTTGCTCTATCTGGATTCCTGAACTCTTGTCCAATAATTATCCATGCAGGCGTTATAAATTGAATTGGTTTTCTGTTGTATTTGTAGAGAAGCAAAGGGACATAGTCATCGCCAGCAGCTTCACATACTTGCTTCCACCATTGCTCTCTGGGGAAATGACTATCGCCTTGATAATGTTTGCACTCAATCGCAAAACCGCACCAGTAAATGTCAGCTTCATTCTTTTGCTGATACTGCGTTAGGTTTCTTTGTGCAATGACATCCATCTCTTTTGCTTTTGCATACTTGTTGAGCTCTTTGCAAATCAATCGCTCAAATGCAGCACCTTTATTTCTACTATTTACCATAATGTTGATTCTCCTTCAGTAAACATCATTACCAATCTGTCATCATCATGCGGTGAGGTTGTATAACTCTCAGTGCCATCTTCGTTAATTCTTTTAACAGAATCATCGTTATAAGTTACTGACATCATAGAACCATCAGGAGTTGCTTCAGCGTAAATGCTTTTAACACCCTTACGCCACTTCTCAACTCTTAGCTTTAATCTTTGTCTTGCTACTTCGTCAATGTACTCACTCATTTCCCAAGTTCCTCATTACAAATACCTAGCTTGATAAAGTGCCCTGCAACTTCACCGATAGACTTCTTTTTATTCTTAACCTTGTATTGCCACAATAGATCATGGACATCTGGTTCAATCCAAACCGCCCTTAAATCCTTGTTGTCAACCTGATTATCTTGATTTTCTTTTGATACTTTCATAAAACTCTCCATTAGGAAGTATATAATAAATCTGGGTAGCGACAAAACTCTCCATATTTAGCTCCATTAAGTCTGCTACCCACCTTTTTTAAATCTAATTGATTTCTTTCTTACACTGTATGCTTCTTTAGCAGGCACAACCTTTTCTGGTTGAGCCTTGTAATTGATACAGCCCCAATCTAAAACTATGTCACCACAAATAGCCTTTTCATGATTTCCCATTTCGTTCATGAGTACAGCCATCAGTTCATCCCTAGCTTTTTGTGTTAGCTTAATGTTTTCGTCTAGATTCTCTATCTGAGCAATCACATTAAGATACTTTTGATCCAATACAGCCACCTCTTCTGCTACTGGTTCTTGATACATGAGCCAAGCATCATTAGATGTGACTGGATCAAAATATTCTTCAGTCTGAACTCTGCGTTGCCAATCTTCAGCAATCTCTTTGAGCTCTTTCTTGAATTCTGGATCTTTCTGGTAAAAGTAATATCTAAGCTCATTTGTAATGTGATGGAATACAATCAATACACCCCAATCTACGCCAACACACTCCACCTGAGTTTTGAGCTGTAACCAGCCACGCCATTCTTCTGGAGTTTCGCTTTTTGGATAATCCTTAGTTAGCTTACATTCAATGATACCCATACCATCAATAGTAATTTCTTCATGATCTGGAACATACACACCAACACTAGGATTTTCTGTAAAGGTTAGATTATTTGCAACAGCAGTTCCATCCAATGAACATTGCACTGGATAGAAAGGATGCACAAACCCTTTACCAAATTCTAATTTCAAATTTTCTAAACCAATTCTATTGGCTGCAAATTGAATGATGTGCTCTTCAAAGAAGTTACCAAGCTCCATTGCTAGATTTGCATCAAACCTAATATCTTCTCCATTCTTAGCTCTAATGTGTTCATTGAGCTGTTGCTGTCTAGTCTTATAAGGACTAACGCCCTTAGCAGCAGCTATAGTGCTACCGCTAAGAACATGATCCGATGTTAATTTACCTTCAGCCATTATCTTTGCACCATAAATAATACAGCACCAACAAGTAACACAAAGGTAAGCATTGCCATAAATTGATCTTCCGTCATCCTTTTATCCTGTATTGAGGTGGCACATATCTCCAAGCAAGATAGTGCCTGCGTTTAATTTTGTATGCTTGGTACAGCTTTTGTGCAACCAGAGTTGCAATTATTCCTA